TTTGTTGTACAAGAAAAGTATACAATACTTCCTATTGTAAAAAAGTTTGTAGTTGCATTAGCTGCAGTGAAAACTAACTGACCTTCGCCTGCTGTTGATGTATCGTAAGAAACATTATCAGCTGCTCTAGTTTCAATTAAAGTACCAGTAACCCATGCATCAGTTGTTAACGCATCAAAAGTTAAAGTGCTTGTTCCACCTGTTGTATCTACTCTTTGAACGTAAGCTACTCTTGTTCCTGGCGTAGCCGCTGGTAAAACCATTGAACAAGCTGCTGCGCCTGTAAAGTTTACTGTGCTAACTTGGTCTGCTGGTAAAGCAACCCCTGAACCTGCAGAAACTGCAGCGTGAGTCATACCAACGAAATCAAATTTAACGTTTAG